ATTCCGTGTGCGATGTAGTGACTTACTGCGGTTGTCATTTCCTTAGCAGCAGAAGAGCTGGGGACAGTCATGATTCCGTTAGTTTTGTTTGCGACAGCTGATACTGCAGCGTACCCAATAGGATCTGGGTCTGTGTGTGTTTGGCCACGGGCATTCGCGCCCTGATACTCGACAATAGTGAAGGCTTCCCACTCGAACAACTCTGCGATCGAGGGGTCTGGTGACACCATCATAACGCCCATATAGCCAGAACCATTCGTTGAAATAGTTCCGGTAAATGAGATTTCACTCGTTGTGACTGGTCGGTAGACTAGTGAAGTCCACTGTCGTGTAACTGCCACTCTTTTGGCTTGAAGCTCGCTGTTGAGACTAGCTTCATTACGGCCTTGGAGTGTTTGATGCGTGGGATCGACTAGGCACACCTTAAATCCACCTCGATTCAATTCAGTTCCGCCGTAGCGCACCCGAAGCCCGGAGGCAACGATACGCACGGAGGTGCCGTCAGGATCGATATCTGCCAAGGAAAACATGGAGTTAGACGTGGCGGAGGACGAAGTGGTGTGGTCGATAATCACTGCTGAATATGTCGGAGCAGTGTACCAAACTGATGGGACGTCATTCACACATGCTTGATTTGGCCTCAATGTGACAAACCCGACGCCGGCAGTACCTGTGTATGCCGTTCCTCGACTGTAGACCTTCTGCTTGAGAGTAGGGAGTGAGGGAAACGTTGGCATGCCAACGGCGGGTGAGTCAAATGGATTGCATAGTGCATGACAATAGTCCACACAAGGTGCTGAAACTTGTACATGTTTCTTGCCTTGATGGGAGACTACCATTTGCTTGTTGTTGTTGTTGTTGTTGTTCTGGTTCTTGATTTTAGCAGGACGGCCGGCCGAACCTCTGCGGCGGTTGCTTTTAGGTTTATTAGATTTCATTTGAGTATTTACCCCAAGGGAGATTCATTGGCCCAATTGTGGTTGATCGACCAGTCTGACAATATTGTCGGCCCGACGAGCTCTTCACCATCCACAACTATCTCCCATGTACGTAGGGCTTCTTCCCAAAGTTCCTGTTTTGCTATAGAGATTCCGAACGCGGCTTCAAAACTCTTGCGAGCTTCGTAGCTAATTTCCTGTTCGTAACCTGTTCTAGTATACAATTTCCCTTCTCGTTGGACTCGGGCCCAGGTACCACAGTTTTCATCAAATTGGGCATCAGCACCTCTTGAATTACGGATCAAAGCACGAGCGAATTCCCATAACACGGGAACTCCAGAGCTCAGCACTAGTTCACATTTTCCAAGACCTGCTAAATGAGCCAGTCTTTGTTTCCTGTTGTACGCTAACCATTTTGGGTTGATAAGGGAGCAATTCAGAAC